AATTCTAGCCGGCGGTCCTAAAGAAGAGACCTCTGAAAGACAGGAGCACGGAGTGATCAACACTATTAATTCTATTGAAGGAATTAAGACAATTAAAGATCAAAACGGACACACTATCGAAGGTGTAGTTCGGGCAGAAAAAATGTCACCAGTGCCGGGATACAGGCATGAACCTTACTCTGATATTAAACTTGTAATTCAAGGTACCGAAGATCCTTTCTTAATCTCAGCTAAAGGGCTTACCTCTCCTACCATTGCAGGAGGAGGCCTACAGGGAGCTATGAAACTATCCCCTAAAGTACAAGAGTTTATAAAACAGTTCTACGAAGATGCATACCAGTATTACAAAAAGATCTTTGAAGAGCATTCCGAACTGACTCCCGAATATAACCTCTACAAAACAAGCTACTTTAAAGACGTTAACAGAAAAGTTCCTGAAGATATTGTACTAGAGATCGTAAAAGGTACCCCAGCAGTAGGAGGAGAAGTAGACGCATACTACATCGGAGATATGAACGTACAGCCTCAGGTAGAAGGAAACGTAATTACTTTTAATGGTAATATTAAACCAGTAGAAGAGTTTGCAAAGCAGGATTTATATCTTCATATTAGAAAAAGAGATGGAGATTACTACTTTGTAGATAATATGCAGACAGTCAACGGAGTAACCATGCCGAGAATCTTCGCTAGCAAACCTAACGGAACTACAGCTAGCTCTAGATTAGGATCACACACCTCCCTACGTGGAACAGTAATTATTTAAGCCATGCAAAAATTACAATCAATAGTTACTCTTATAGCAATCGCAATTGCTATATTAGCAATGACCGGAGTTTTAAATCCGTACAAGAAAAAATACCTGACCGAACTAAAGGCTCAAGAAGAAGCTAGCCAAGCCAAAGTAGATACTCTGCAATCAGAGATCTTTATGCTGGAAGTAGAAAATGCAATCTTAGAAGAGAGAACAGATTCTGTGCTAGTAGTTCTAGGAACTTCAGAAACCAAACGTAAACAAGAAAGAGATGCACACAATCGTAAAATGGCTGAGCTTGGTAAGCTTTCTAATGCTGAGCTTGCCCGCTACTTCGCAGAGCGTTACAATCGTAAATAACGACACCCTAATCTGCCTGCCAGATTCAATTGCTAGAAAAGTTATCGCTGATCTAGAGGAAGGAGACTTATGTCAAAGAGAGCTTCTAAGCTACAAAAAAGACGTTGAAAGCTACCTTACTCTAATCGGTATTAAAGAAGAAGAAATTACAAACTTTAAAACTATTGTGACTAAGAAAGACGGCATTATTACCGAACTTAATGTACAATTAGGAATTAAAGAAAAAGAAATCGCAGTACTAAAGACCGGCAAAGCCGCTAACTACTGGAAAGGGTTATTCACCGGACTAGGAGCAGGTGCAGGCCTAGTACTGGTATTAACATTGTTATGAGTGAACAACCAGTAAATGTCAAACAGCTAGTAATTCAAGAATACGCAAAGTGTGCCCAAGACCCGGCATACTTCATGCGTAAATATTGTTATATTCAGCACCCTACCCGAGGTAGAATCCTATTCAATCTCTACCCATTCCAGGATAAGGTTTTACACCTTTTTAGAGATAATCAGTTCCTGATTACGCTAAAATCTAGACAGCTTGGTATCTCAACCCTAGCATCAGGGTATGCTCTGTGGTTGATGCTGTTTCACAAAGACAAGAACGTCCTTGCGCTTGCAACCACCCAATCTACTGCTAGAAATCTAGTAACTAAAGTACAGTTTATGTACGATCAGCTACCAAGCTGGCTGAGACTAAAATCAGTAGAAAAGAACAAACTATCCCTACGTCTCACCAACGGGTCAAGGATCTCAGCTAAATCATCTAATTCAGATGCTGCTCGATCGGAAGCTGTATCTCTGCTTTTAATTGATGAAGCTGCATTCATTGAGAACATCGACGAGACGTTCGCAGCAGCCCAACAAACCCTAGCAACAGGAGGTCAGTGTATGGCACTATCTACTCCTAACGGTGTAGGTAACTGGTTCCATCAAACCTGGGTAAAAGCAGAAACAAGAGAGAATTCTTTTATACCTGTTAAGCTACCTTGGACCGTTCACCCGGAAAGAACCCAAGCCTGGAGAGATCAGCAGGATGCTGACCTAGGGCCTAGAATGGCAGCACAGGAATGTGACTGTGACTTCCTTGCATCCGGTGAGACAGTATTTGAGCCTGAATATCTTTCATTCTACGAACAGACTTACCAGAAGGACCCTAGCGAAAAAAGAGGAGTTGATAGCAACTTATGGATCTGGGAATATCCCGACTATACAAAGTCATACATGGTTGTGGCTGACGTAGCAAGAGGGGACGGAGCCGACTACTCTACCTTCCATATCATGGACGTTGAAGGGGCTACGCAAATCGGAGAGTATAGAAGCAAGGTATCTCCTAGGGATTTCGGTAACATTTTAGTAGGAATAGCCTCAGAATACAACAACGCCCTACTAGTAGTAGAAAATGCTTCAATGGGATGGGCTACAATCGAGCAGATCCTAGAAAGAGAATATCCAAACCTTTATTATTCATCCAGATCAGACCAGGATACGGTTGAGAGTTATATGACAAAGTATGAGCGGGGTAATCTAGTACCTGGCTTTACCATGTCTATGAAGACTCGTCCCCTGGTTATCGCCAAGATGATGGAATATATCCGAGATAAATCAGTAACCATTCAGTCAAAAAGGTTGCTGGAAGAGATGAGAGTATTTGTTTGGAAGAATGGAAAGGCTCAAGCACAGAATGGCTACAACGATGATCTTATTATAGCTTTCGCTACCTCATTATACGTTAGAGATACAGCTCTAAGACTAAGACAACAGGGTATGGACCTGGCTAGAGCACAGCTATCTTCGTTTTCTAGTCTAAATAATCGTCAGGCTCCCGTGTATAATGTTGGAAATATGCAAAATAACCCGTATATTATGGATACTCCGTACGGAAAAGAGGACATCTCTTGGTTACTCCGCTAGGACTATTTATATTTAAACTGCTTTTACATGGCTGATACTTCATTATTTAGTAGATTACAGAGACTTTTCTCTACCGACGTAGTTATTCGCAACGTTGGCGGTAATCAGCTCAAGATAGCAGACGTAAACCACATTCAGAGCACCGGTCGATACGAGACTAACTCGTTGGTTGACCGTTTCTCTCGTCTTTACATCTACAATAATAAGAACATTTTTAATCCGAACCTTAACTACCAGACGTTAAGGATTCAACTTTACTCGGATTACGAAGCAATGGACTCTGATCCAATCATCGCTTCAGCACTTGATATCCTAGCCGACGAAGCTACCCTGAGAAATGATATGGGGGATGTACTTACAGTTAAGACATCGGACGAGAACATTAAGAAGATCTTAAATAACTTATTTTACGACGTACTTAATATCGAGTTCAATCTTTGGTCTTGGACTCGTAATATGTGTAAGTATGGTGATTTCTTCCTTAAGCTAGAGATTGCAGAAACATTCGGTGTTTACAACGTACTGCCGTATACAGTCTACAGTATGGTACGCCATGAGAGTCAGGATCCTAACGCTCCTGCTAAGGTAACCTTTACCATCGACCCAGATGGAATCGCTTCATCTACCGATCCTAACTACATTCCTAGACATAAGGATAAAGTAATTCAGCTAGATAACTACGAAGTAGCACACTTCCGTCTTTTATCTGATACTAACTTCCTTCCTTACGGACGTTCTTACCTAGAGCCTGCTAGAAAAGTATACAAGCAGTTGATACTAATGGAAGATGCGATGCTGATTCACCGCATCATGAGAGCTCCTGAGAAGAGAACTTTCTATGTCAACGTTGGTAACGTACCACCAAACGAGGTTGAGCAGTTCATGCAGAAGACTATCAACCAGATGAAGAAAACTCCTTATGTAGATCCTCAAACCGGTCAATACAACCTGCGTTTCAATATGCAGAACATGATCGAGGACTTCTACATCCCTGTTCGTGGAGGAGATACTTCAACTAGAATCGAAACAACTAAAGGACTTGAGTACGACGGCACCAACGACGTCGCTTACTTAAGAGATAAAATGTTTGCTGCCCTTAAAGTACCTAAAGCGTACTTTGGATACGAAGGAGATCTTCAAGGTAAAGCAACTCTAGCTGCAGAAGATATTCGTTTTGCAAGAACAATCGAAAGAATCCAGCGCATCATCGAATCAGAGCTTACTAAGATTGCTCTTATTCACTTATACACCCAGGGCTACAAGGGTGAAAGCTTAACAAACTTTGAACTTAAGCTTACAACTCCTTCTATCATTTACGAACAGGAGAAAGTTGCCCTTCTAAAAGAGAAGATCGACCTAGCAAGCCAGATGATGGACAGTAAGTTATTCTCTTCTGACTACATCTACGAAAACATCTTTAACCTATCTGAAGATCAGTACAACGAAATGCGCGATCTTATCAGAGAAGATAGTAAGAGAACCTTCCGTGCAACTCAAATTGAGAACGAAGGCAATGACCCAGCTAAATCAGGTATATCTTACGGAACTCCTCACGACCTTGCTTCGATGTACGGTAGAAGAGGATCAGATTCACAAAAAGTACCTGTTGGTTACGATGAACTAGTAGGTGAGCCTAACCCGGAAGGTCGCCCTAGAACCAATATCTCTATCTACGGAACTCAAGAAGATCCGTTAGGCAGAGACAGACTTGGACAACATGATATGAAAGGAGGCTACGAATCTCAGAATGACAAACTGAAGGAAGGCAGTCTCGCTACTAGAGCAGTGTTCTATCAAAATCAGGATCTATTCAAAGAGCGTAAAAAGCTAATCTTTGAACAGGACCATACTGCAGAATCCAGCACACTACTGGATGAAAGCAATATTAAGGATTTAGATAAGTAACATATATTTATATTAGTAGAATTACATACTCATGAAAATTAAGCATTCAAAGTATAAAAACACTGGCCTTATTTTTGAGCTATTGGTAAAGCAGATCGCTGCCGATACTCTATCGAGGAAAGACTCCCCGGCAGTGAAGGTACTCAAGAAGTTCTACACAGGAAAGACATCGCTAGTTAGAGAATTTAAACTCTACGAATACATCCTTAAGAACAAAGGAGTATCCCAGCCCAAAGCCGACACCATCGTCTCCACTATCATCGAGATCTCTAACAAGTTAGATAGAACTGCTATCAAGAAGCAGAAGTACGATCTTATCAAAGAGATTAAAGAGTCTTACGACCTAGAGGAGTTCTTCTCTATGAAGGTCCGGGACTATAAGCCGTTAGCTGCTCTGTACTGCTTGATGGAGACTCAAAGCTCTGAAGATCTCGCTGATCCTAAGTTCATCGTCGATAACAGAGTTACTATTCTAGAGCACTTGACTGCTAAGAAGCAAAATGAGGTTGACGTAAAAGATGCACTAATTGAAGAGTACGCAAAATACGATAAGGACTTAAGACTCCTTACCTACAGAATTCTACTTGAGAAGTTTAACGGCGAGTACGAAAACTTCCTACCTGAGCAGAAAGCAATCCTTAGAGAGTTTATCACAGCTTCTGAATCTCAGGTTAAGTTAAGAAATATGATCAACGAAGAATTAGAGAAGATCTCTAAAGAAGTTGAAACTTTGAAGGCTAAAGTAAACGACGAGATTGTAAAAATCAAGCTTGACGAAGTACATAAGATTATCAAACCTTTAGATAAGAAGACTCGTATCGACGATAATCATATTGTTAATTTGTTGCAATACTACGAATTAGTAAATGAGTTAAAGTCAATATGAAAAAGAGCGAATTCATCGAAGTACTAAGAGAGCTCATTCAACAGGAGCTCAACGAGGTGAACGTAACAGGAGCTATTGCACCTATCACAACTCCTTTCGCTTTTTCAAAAGGAAAAAAAGACAACAGAGCCGTTAAGACAATGAAGGGCTTTGGTTACACTAAAGCAGAAAGACCAAAGAGACCCTCACACACTAAAATGTTTGATTTCAAATGAGAACACTACAGGAAAAATATAATGCTGTTCTAGAAGGAAACTTCTCAAAAGAGCAATTTAGGAGAGATGCAGTTATGCAGCTTCCTAACGTTGTTTCTAAGTTTAACAGCTTTGAAGATATGACAGCCATCCTCAAGAACAGAGGTATGATTGCTGAAGCTAAAAAAGAAGAAGTAACAGCCTACAAAAAGCCAGAAGTAGATCCTATCGATTTAATTGCCCCGGACCTTTTAGATGACGGCATCAGAGCTGAACTAGAAGCTAAGGGCATCGAAGGAACTCCTTCTGAAGAAGAGTACACAAAAGCAAAAGAGAAAGCAGCTAAGAATCTAGCAAAAGATCCTCTTCATTATAAGAATGCCCAGACCATGCCTGAGATGGGTGAGAAAATGGAGAAAGCAAAGCTTCAAGAAGGTGACACTCAAAATACTTTCTTAAGAGACCGTGAAAGACTAAGAGATGAACTTTCAGACAAGGAAGTAGCTGCTGCAGTAGCAGATGAGCCTAACAATGTAGGTAAAGCATTCAGAGATATGGTAATGCAAGAGCCTGAGACGTATGTGAAAATGTCTAAAGACGAGCTTATTGCTGCTTTCAAAGACTACAAAGAGAACTACTACATCGATCAAGAAGCTCAAGAGCGAATGGATGCTATTGCAGGTCAGCCTGACTTCCAAGAAGGAGCAGAAGACGTTAATGTAGATGATTTTGAAGCTAACAGAACCAATACTAGAGATTTCGCTTCAAGCCATCCAAAAAAGAAAGACGACGGCACTTACGACATCAAAGACATAATGAAAGAAGCCCAGCTCAAAGAAGCAGTAAAGGCTTTAATTAAGAAGACTCTAGAATCATAATCATGGCAAATCTCTTAATTGAATATACCCCCTTCCGTCCTACGATCACCGAGTCCGTCAAAAGACCCGGTATCTTTGAGGTGACAGGTGTTATGCAGAGAGCCGGAAAGAAGAACCAAAACGGAAGAATCTACGAAAGAGCTATCCTCGATAGAGAGGTTAAGAAGTACATGGAAGCTTTCGTTAAAGTAGGTAACGCATACGGTGAACTAGATCACCCAGAATCTCCAATTGTATCACTAAAGAATGCTTCACACGTTGTGAAGGATTTATGGTGGGATGGAGATGATCTAATGGGTAAGGTTGAGCTACTCAACACCCCGGCCGGTAACATCGTAAAAGAAATCATCAAAGGCGGACACACAATCGGTATCTCTTCTAGAGGTACAGGTTCAGTCCAGCCAATTGGTGAGAACACCCTAATGGTTAAAGACGATTTTGAATTGGTGTGCTGGGATTTCGTATCGAATCCTTCTACACACGGAGCATTTCTAAACCCCGTCTCTTTAAATGAAACAAAGCAAGTTGTAGACCGCTACAGCAAGCTTCATAACATTATCGGAGACATTTTAAGAGCATAAAACTAAAAAAAAAGTAAAAGAAGATGGAAAACTTTGATTTAAAAAAATTCTTAGTAGAGAATAAGCTTACTGATAATTCTAAGGAATTATTAGAATATGATATTAAATCGACCGGTGAGGAAGAAATTATCTACGAAGTAGAGGTACTTGATGAAGACGGTAAAATAAAGTCCTATACTAAACTTAGCGCCGAGAAGTTTGACCTGTACATAAAAAATAGCCCCCTACCAGTAACAATCAAATTCAAAAACAGAACAGTAAGAGCTGTTACGAAAATCACAGGAGTCACTGACGATATGGGTCGTCCGATGAACCTATAGTAAACCCAAACCCTAATTTTAATTATATTTGTTATGACATCACAAGAGTTATTCGAAAAAATTGATGCCCTGTACCAGGAATTCGTTTCTAATCACAACAAAGAGACTAAGGCCGCTAAAGCAAGAGCCCGTAAGAATCTAGGAGAGATTAAAAAACTTGTTACCGAATACAGAAAAGTTTCAACTGCTGAAAGTAAGGCAAAGTAATGGCAAAGTCAGCCAAGAGAAGACAAGCCGCTTTCAAGCCCTTAAGTAGAAAATCTCAGGTTAAATTCAAAAAAAGAATGCAGACCAATAACGAGATCTTAAGCAAGTTAGAAGCTAAATAAAACTCCCTCGGGCGCTACCTTGGGCACCTCGGTCGAAAGGCCGGGGTTTTTTTGTTTTTGTAACTCATATGTATTTATATACGAATATATCGTCACAGATACGATATCGAATGTAAACAAACTACATTACACCCCCACAAATTTAATGGGTGTACAAATCCAAAGTTAACAACATGGCTAACAAAGATTTATTTAAGCAGGCTATTGCCGATGCTAAGTCTATTCGTGAAGCTGCCATTGCTAATGCTAAACTTGCTTTGGAAGAGTCTCTAACTCCTCAATTGAAAGAGCTTCTAGCTCAACGTCTCGCTGAGATGGAAGAAGAGGAAGCACCTGCCGCTGTAATTTCTGAAGAAGAAGTAACAGAGGAAGTAGCTGAAGAGTCTCTTGAAGAAGCAATCGGACCAGACGGCCTACGGGCTGTTGCCGAAGCAGAAGAAGAAGGCGCTGAAGAAGAAGGCGAAGAAGAAGGTGAAGAAGCTGGCGAAGAAGCCGAGGGTGACTCTGAAGAATCAGAGGACGAGGCAGAAGAAGAGGTTGGTGAGATGAGCGTTGATGACCTTAAGGACTTAATCCGCGACGTACTTATGCAAGTAATGGGCGACAAGGAAGCAGGACAAGAGGACGAACTAGAGGCTGGTGCTGAGGAAATGGGTGCTGAAGATATGACCGCTGTAACTGATACAGAGATCAATATCGACGAACTTATGGCCGAGCTAGCTCTTATCAATGACCCAGAAGGACCTACAGCACACGGTAACATTCCGGAGGCTAAGAAAGAAGCAGATCCACTTGCTGAAGCTGCAGTAAACGAATTAATGGGCTACCTAAAAGCCGAAGTTAAGCAGACTGTAGGTGCTTTTGCTGAACGCAAAGGTATGACTCTACAAGAGGTGATGACGGAGATGGCTAAGTACGGTGCATCCGTTGATATGAAAGAAGTTGCTAAGATGCTTGAAGCTGCTCACGGATTAGGTGAGGCTGCTTGCAACAGAGTAATGGAAAGACTTATCACAACTCCTGTAGCTACTGCTCCCGCAATGGAAGAAAGCGCTGAGGATGTAATTGAAAAAATTAAAAGTATGGGCAAAGACGCTGCTAAAGCAGTCGTTAAAGCAGTTACTGATTTTATTGACTACACACCACTTGATCCAAGAAACCGATACGAAAGCGCTGACATACAGGAAGCTCTATCTACCATCGAAACTCTCCGTAACGAATTAAACGAGACTAACTTGCTTAACGCTAAGTTACTCTACGTAAACAAAGTGTTCAAGGCTAACAACTTGACTGAAGGTCAGAAAGCAAACGTAATCGCTACTTTCGATAAGGCTGAAACAGTTAAGGAAGTTAAGCTAGTATACGAAACAGTTAGTAACAACGTTACTGCTGGAGGTAAGAAAGAAGTAGTGAAGGAAGCCAAGGGCTTTGCTTCAGCTGCTGCAGGAATCTCTACCAAGCCAGAAGTAATCACTGAAACTAATGCGGCTGTACTGCGTATGCAAAAACTTGCAGGTATTATTAAATAAAAACCCAAATTTCAAACATGGAATTAAATTCTCTTTTAAACGAATCAGCACAGGGCTTCAAGTCTCTGCAAGCTGATGCTGCTAGACTCGCTGACAAGTGGTCTGCAACTGGTCTTCTTGAGGGTCTTGGCAACGAGATCGACAAGAACAATATGTCTATGATCCTTGAGAACCAGGCAAAACAAATCATCAAGGAATCCAACGCTACCAATGCTAACGGCGGAGCCGAGCAGTGGGCTGGTGTTGCTCTACCGCTTGTAAGAAAGGTATTCGCTCAGATCGCTGCTAAAGATTTCGTATCTGTACAGCCTATGAACCTTCCTTCAGGTCTTGTATTCTATCTTGACTTCAAGTACGGTACTACTGCTAACGGAAGAACTGACGGTGACAATATGTACGGTAACGTATCTACTGCTAACAACAAGATGTCTGTAGACGAGGAAGTTTCTGGCGGCCTTTACGGTGCTGGTCAATTCGGCTACACTATCAACTCAGCTTCTTTAGCTATCACTCAATCTACTGGTGCTGCTACTTCAGCTTCTATCGGATACCGTGACGAACTAGCTGGAACTTTATTCAAGACTGTATCAGTTTCTGCTGCTAGCTTCACAGCCCCAGATCTTAAGGGTGTAAGAGCTTTCCGTCTTCGTTCTGGTTCAACTGACGTAACTAACTACCCAGAATTCACTACTTACGACGGTACTAACATTATCTTCGTAGTTAAAGCTAGCGACCTTTCTGTAACTGGAGAAATCACTGGATCAGTAATGTACCACAAGCAGCCTACTGACACTACTAGAGGTGACTTCGAATTCACTGGTGGTGTTGACGACAGAAGCCCAGCTATCCCTGAGATCAACGTATCTCTTGCTTCTGAGGCTATCGTTGCTAAGACTAGAAAGCTTAAAGCTCAATGGTCTCCAGAATTCGCTCAAGACTTGAACGCTTACCACAGCATCGATGCTGAGGCCGAGCTTACCTCACTTCTATCAGAGTACATCTCTATGGAAATCGATCTTGAGCTTCTTGACATGCTTATCCAAGACGCAGTTACTACTGAGCGTTGGTCAGCTGAGAACAACAAAGTGTGGAATGCCACTACTGGCTTGTGGTCTACTGCTACTGCAGACTTCTACAACACTCAAGGTCAGTGGTTCCAAACTCTTGGTACTAAGGTCCAGAAGGTGTCTAACAAGATCCACCAGAAGACTCTACGTGGCGGTGCAAACTTCCTAGTAGTTTCTCCGACTGTTGCAACTATCCTCGAGTCAATCCCAGGATATGCTGCTGATACAAACGGAGACAAGATGGACTTCGCAATGGGCGTACAGAAGGTAGGTCAGCTTAACAGCCGCTTCCGCGTATACAAGAACCCATACATGACTGAGAACGTAATCCTTATGGGCTACAGAGGTTCACAGTTCCTAGAGACTGGTGCGGTTTACGCTCCTTACATCCCTCTAATGATGACTCCATTAGTGTACGATCCTGCTAACTTCACTCCAACGAAGGGCATCATGACTCGTTACGCTAAGAAGATGATCCGTCCAGAATTCTACGGTAAGATCTACGTTTCTGACGTAGCTACTATCTAATAGAACTCGGATAGAGAAACAAGGAGGGGCTTTCGGGCCCCTCTTTTTTTTATCCCTATTTATAGGTGTATAACCTAACGTTACATTTATGGCCTCAAACCACCACGAAGACGAGATCTTCAAAGCAAAGAGACGCCCCAAGAATCCTATCAAGTTTAATATCACTCTAAATGAGGAACAGAAGGCTGCCAAAGAGGTCATTCTGTCTAACCCCGTAACTGTCTTAAGAGGCATGGCCGGATCAGGTAAAACATTAGTGGCAGTTCAAACTGCACTTGATTTACTATTTACCGGGGAAGTCGAAAAAATTATTATCACCCGTCCAACTGTATCGAAAGAAGATATCGGATTCTTACCCGGTGACATCAGAGAAAAGATGGACCCGTGGCTTGCTCCGATCTATCACAACCTTTACCTGTTATACGATAAGGTGAAAGTCGACCGTGAGGTAGAAGACGGAAGGATAGAGATTCTACCCTTCGCGTTTATGAGAGGTAGGACTTTTATCAATGCATTTGTGATTGTGGATGAAGCCCAGAACGTAACCCACACCCAGATGGAGATGGTGCTAGGAAGATTAGGTAAAAATAGCTGGATGTCAATCTGCGGAGATATCGCCCAGATCGATCTTAAAGTCAAAAAAGAGACAGGTCTTTCTTTCTTAACTCGAGTTGAAGAGCAGGTTAAGGGCGTACGTGTTGTTACCCTTAAACAGAACCACAGACACCCAATCGTTGAACCGATCTTAAAGGTATACGAGACATTTAGGGATTAAAGCGCAAATCCTATTTATTATAAATCTCTCTCATGGCTGCAGGCAAATACTCATTCACAGTTGAACAGGGCTCTACCACAAGCTTCCAGGTTGTATACAAAGATGCAAACGGAACTCCGGTAAATCTATCCGGATATCATGCCCGTATGCAGATCAGAGAAACTATTGGCTCGTCTACAATTATCGGCCGTCTCTCTAGTTCTTTAGATGCTGATGGAACAGGCCTGAATCTTAGCGGATCAGCCGGAACTCTACCTCTATCTTCAGGATCAATCGGAGTTTATATCTCAGCAGCTTCTTCATCAGGTTTTACTTTTGATACAGCAGTTTATGATTTAGAGCTAGTAACAGGTATTACAGTTACAAGGCTACTTCAAGGAACTATTAAATTAGATAAAGAAGTAACCCGATGAGTTTAACAGTACAGGTTAGCGGAACCGACTTATCAGTATCTCAAACAGGTACTACCGCAGTAACAGTATCGTCTACAGGAATTGTTGGAGCTACTGGAGCTACAGGTGTCCAAGGTGTACAAGGTACAACAGGTAACCAGGGCGTACAGGGAATACAAGGTATACAAGGAACCCAAGGAATACAGGGTAACAACGGTACAGGAACCCAAGGAATTCAAGGTACTTCAGGAACCGGCACTCAAGGAATTCAAGGTACACAAGGTACATCAGGAGCAAGTGACTGGAACAGTATCAGCAGCAAGCCAGCCGGACTAGTATCTGGATCTTCCCAGATCAACGGTACACAGATTACAAATAACAGTATTGCTCTAGGAAATACCGGTATTAGTTTAGGAAACACTCCTTCTTTTCCGTTTTATATCAACGGAGTTAGTTTAGTAGATTCTACAGCTACAGGATCATTTACAGGGTCTTTTAAAGGAGATGGATCAGGACTTACTGGAATAACAGGAACATCTGCATTTCCATACTCAGGAACAGCTCAAATCACAGGATCGTTAGAGATACTTAACACAGGATCTAATGCCATCACAACAACCAGTGACGGAGGTATTAAAGTTGTAAGACATTCAAGCGCTTTTGGATTCCCGAACACAGCATGGGGCGGGTATTTATACCCGTTAGTTGCTAGATCGCTATACAACCAAGCCGGCAGTACCTTCGGAACAACTAAAAACCCGGTAGTATTACAGCCACTCAGCACCGCCCAGGACATTGCACTAGCGACCGTAAACCACGGAGTAAACGTATTTGTTTCTGCAAGTAACGAAATTTATTTAGGATTCGGTAGTAATTCTCCTGCAAAAAACTATATAAGAGACTTACTAGTAATGAGCGGATCATTACAGGGAAGTGTCAGTCCGCTGACTATAACTTCTTCTACTGCGTCTCTAAATATGTCTGCATCAAATTTCTTCACTTTGCAACTAGCAGCAGGAAGTAACACACACGTTAATGTTAGTGGACAGCAACCAGGACAGACAGTAAACCTTAGAATCAACACAGGAGGTTCAGGAACAGTAACTTTTAACTCAGCTGTTAAACAAGTCAGCGGCTCAAGCTACACTCCTACAGCCGGAACCGGAGTTGACATTGTATCCCTTATTACATTCGATTCTACCGACGTATATTTAGCTAACGTTAAGAACCTGATTTAATGTTTGTTCCGTTTGCATTTAGGCAACAGCCAGCACCGGTACAGGTTATAACCCCGCCAATCGGACCTACGTTTTCACAACTCTTTACTCAAAACCAGGCTCCCTCTACCGCAGTTGAGACAGCATGGAATACTTTTAGAGCAAGCTTAACAGGTACGTACACCTCCTTTACATGGTCTAGTACTAACGGCAATAGCTTAACTGTCACACATCCAACTCACGTACAGACTCTAGCAAACGGACTGAGGAACGCAACCAACGGAACTGTAGTGGCAATTGATACAGTTTTTTGGAGAGTTGGGACTGGGTGCGGAACCCCGAAAATCGGCGGAGTAGCTGTTGAGTTCTCGAATACTGCTTCCTGCAGTGCTACTAGTACCTACGCTTTGAGACCTATGATTAATAATCAGAACTGGGGTGGTACAAATGAATACACTGTTAACGCCCCTACACAGACGATAACTTTGACTTTTTTCTAAAAGGTACTCATACACAGTAGGTGTACAAAGTTGCTATTTATAAAGAAAAAGCATGGCTGACGTAACAATCTGGACCGGTACTAGTACATTCTTTCCAGGAGAAACACCTTTTGGCTTTTATGACAGCGACACACAGTTTCAAGCTGATGCCGATAAGGTAGCTTCATTTTGTGCCACCCGCTTAGGATATCCTCTGATGGATGTAGAGCTTCAGGCTAGATCTTTTTATGCCTGTTTTGAAGAAGCAGTAACAACTTACGGCAACGAAGTATTCCAGTATAAAGTAAGAGAGAACTATCTCTCAATGGAAGGAGCTTCTTCAGCCGGATCTTTTAATAACACCTTAGTTCAACCTTCATTAGACAGAGTAATTCAAATCTCTCAGAACTACGGTACTGAAGCCGGTGTTGGAGGAAGTATAGAGAAGTACTCTGGACTATTACAGCTTTCCTCTAGCGTACAGACTTATGATTTAGACGCATGGGCAACATCACAAGGCATCACCGGAGGAATTGAAATTGTAAAAGTTTACTACGAAGCACCTCCTGCAATCCTTCGCTACTTTGACCCGTATGCAGGAACCGGTACCGGTATCCAATCTTTAATGGATGCATTTGACTTTGGTTCATACTCACCAGGTATCAACTTCCTTTTAATGCCAGCATACTATGATATGCTGAAAGTACAGGCAATCGAGTTTAACGATCAGATTAGAAAATCTTCTTATAGCTTTGAATTAATAGGAAACAAGCTTTCAATCTTACCAGTTCCTAGAGAAAGACTAGCAATCAGAATTGATTACTTCAAGAGATCAGAAAGAACAGCTGCAGTATCAGGTTCAGGAGCAGGTCTAATTACCAACGTAGGAGAAGTTCCTTACGATAACCCAACCTACACAGGAATCAACTCAGTAGGTCGTCAGTGGATCTACCGGTATGCTTTAGCTCTATCAAAAGAACTTTTAGGATATATCAGAGGAAAGTACCAGCAGGTACCGGTTCCGGGTTCAAACACAACCCTAAACCAGGCCGATCTTCTTACAGATGCTAGAACAGAAAAAACTGAATTGCTTACTCAATTAAGAGACATGCTTGAGCAAACCTCAAGACGTAATCAGCTTGAAAGAAAAGCTAACGAAAGTGAATTTATAAAAACAACACTTCAGAGTGTTCCAATGACTATCTTTGTAGGATGATTACACTAGAGCAGTTACTAAGCGAGGTAGAATTTAGGATGTACAAAACGTACGTATACGTTGAGTTCAATCCCGAGACAGATATTACTACTGTCGCACAGCTTATTAGAAGCGTAGACAAGGTTGCAGTTGTAAACAATAAATCGAATAAGGAAGACCCTAGACCTAGAGGTCTGCTATTGATTAAAATTATTACAACTAAGCCAGCCCTTGAGACGTTCCAAGAAGTTCAGAAAGCAGCAATGACTGCTATTCCTGATCTCAAAAAATTTCAATTCTCTGAACGCCACATAGAACAGTCAGAGATATGAGCTTATTCGGCAGTCAAAGAGACTTTGCTCTTATTCGACATATGAATAGAGAGATCATCCAGGACATCATCCAGCAGGAAATCGCTTACTATAAATTTTCTCTGGTAGATACTCAAGCTAACATTTACGGGGAGTCTTTAGAAAAAACTTTCTACGGACCTTTACTCTTTAACTGCCTTGTTACTAGAGGAGATCAGACTATGACTGCTGATGAATTTGGAGGAGATCTAACCAGAGAGAGTTCATTTGCTTTCCTAAGAGATGATCTAGTAGATAAACAGTTAGTACCGGAAGTAGGAGATATTATAATGTGGCAGGAGGACTACTACGAAGTAGATAACGTTAGCGAGAATGAGCTATTCTGGGGTAAAGATCCTTCCTACAACTACGGTAGAAGTTCTGACTACGGTACTAGTGTTTCTATCATCTGTAAAGCACACCTAACAAGAGCAGACAAGCTCGGTATAACTACAGTTAGATAATGGCACAACCTAAAAAAAGAGTGCCCGTACCAAAGACTCAATCAGAGTTAACGCGTGAACAAATCGTTCCTTATGACGCGTTGAAGGGTGCTGTGCCTGCTTCAAGTAAATCTAAAAGAGAGAATCAAATCTCACTTAAAGACGATACGGTAAAATTACCAGTTGTTGGCTTTAAGGATATGGATGAAGCAATCATCTACTACTTTAACAATGTAATCAAACCTTCAGTAATTCAGAACGGTAACAAAGTAGACGTACCGGTTCTTTACGGATCTCCTGAAAGATGGTCATCCGTTCAAGCTGGAGGATTTTATAGAGATAAGAACGGTAAGATTCAAGTACCGTTAATTATGTTTAAGAAGAGTAATATTGAAAAGAATAGAACTCTAGGAAACAAGTTAGACGGTAACGAAGTTAACAACTTTGTAATTTACGAGAAGAAATACTCTAAGAGAAATATCTACGATAGATTCTCAGTTCTATCAAACAGAAATCCTTCTCAGGAACTATACGGAGTAGTAGTACCGGACTACGTTACCATCACCTACCAGTGCATTATGTTTACCGACTACGTAGAGCAGTGTGATAAGCTGATTGAAGCTCTGAACTTTGCCTCGGATTCATATTGGGGGGATAAAGACCGTTACCGCTTTAGAGCGATGATCGACTCCTACACCCCTACTGTAGAAGTACTACAGGGTCAGGATAGGGGAGTTAAAGCTACATTTAGCATAAAGTTAAATGGATATATAATTACAGATACGTATAATAGAGATAAGGCCAACCTTAAGAAATTTTATTCAAAATCCCAGCTTCTGTTCAGCACAGAGACTGTTACTGATGTGACGGGTACGGAAGTACAGTCACAATCGTTTACTAATAAGGGAGCGGTAAGATTCTACGACGGACAGCTTAACTCAACTCAGTTAGTATCAGAAATCGTAGCAGGTATGACAGCAGCAGAAATAGTTTACGTTTCATTAAGGAACGCAGGAATCGCCACCACCAAGTCGGGCGGCACTGCTACATTTACGGGTAGAACTATTGCAACTCCGCCTCCAGGCTTTGCTGCAATCACTACTAAGGACTTTGAAGTTTATGTAAACGGTAGAAGAGTTCCGGATTCTCAGATCACCTCAGTTACTCAAGTAAGTGTTAATATTGAAGTACTACTCGATGTTGCAGGATTCTTTGAGCAAGCTGGTGCAGTTTTAGAGGCAGCAGACGAAGTTCTACTTATAGGTAAGTTTAATTAAGATGTCTAGAGTTAGGTTAAGAGAATTAGATCCATCAGGATCGTTAAACATAACAGGATCCTTCTCAGTTCAAGGGCAAACCACGCTATACCAAACAACAGCAGCCCAGAGCGCTTTGATAGTCTCAGGAGCTATAGAGATCGTAAAAGCAGAGATTCAATCCCAAGTAGTTTCTGCTAGTTTAACAATTCAAAACCTGGGTACTCTTGCAGATCGAAGTAGTAATGCTAATTTAGATTTAGGAGGTTTTTATTGATATTTATATAAAGACTCAAACAACAACGTAGAGAATGGCACAAAAAATATTAATTAGGAGAGGTAGTATAGGCAATCTAGGGACTACTATCGCCGTATCAAAAGGAGAATTACTTTTTGCTACAGGCAGTAATAGTGGAATCGAGAACGTAGTATTCGTCGGTAATGCAGACGGTAACAATACCTTTACTCCTATAAACAAGCTCTACACAGGTACTGCTTTAGCGAGTTCTTTTATTAACACCCTCAACGGGCTACCATATTACAAGACTGACTCCCAAGCCCTCTTTATTCTTAATAACGCCGGCAGTACTGCATTAGACCTTTCAGGTAACTTAGAAGGTACTACGATCTCAAGTATTATTGCTTCAGGCTCATTTAGCGGATCATTTACCGGTAATGGTTCAGCATTAACGAACCTTTCTCTAGCAAGTATTACAGCACCAGGTAATACCACTGAAGTACTTTTTAACAACGCCGGAGCAGTTGCAGCAACAAGTAACTTAAAGGTTACTGCAACAGCTTTAGATGCTACAACTTTAAATATTAACACAACCGGTAACATTTCCGGTTCTAATTTAAAGTTGACAGGAAATGCTGACATTAGCGGTAACGTAGTTATCGGAGGTAACATCACAGTAGGTGATGCTACAACAGACTTTGTAAACTTTGGAGCTGAAATTTCTTCATCGTTTGTACCTGACGTTGATAGTGCATTTGACCTAGGTAGCACTACCAAATACTGGAAGACAGTTTACGCTGACAACTTCAGCGGTTCAGCAGGATCAGCTGCTTCTGTAGACTTTTTAAATGTCGGTGTACTTGCATCTGCTTCTGCTCTATACGTAGATAACAGTGCCGTCATTCAGGACAACCTAACAATCGGAGCTATCACTACTGCCCTAGACCTATACGTAGGTACAGGCGGTAGTATAGGTACCTTCCAGATGGGTACCGGTAATACTGAGAAATTCTTAGTAAAGTCCGACACAGGTAACACTAAGATCGCCGGCACTTTAATCTTAACAGGCTCAGCTGTACTAGGAAGCTCGTTAACAGTAGCGGGTACAACAACCCTTAATGGAAATGTAAACCTAGGTGATGCTGCAACAGATGTTGTAACTTACAAAGCAGATGTAAGCTCTAGTATTATACCTTCAGCTAATAATGCCTTCGATCTTGGTGCTTCTTCTGATAAGTGGAGAGTTGGCTACTTCGTAAGTGCATCTATCGATAGCTTAACTATTGGTGGTATCAATCCAGCTTCATTACCTCTAGACGATATCATGAACAACGGTAATTCTACCGATAATGATTTCGTCTTAAATAATAACGGCAACCAATCCATCACCCACACCGGAGCAACTGGTAATCTTTCAATTGCTTCAACCAACGGAGACGTTTACGTAGAAGGTACTCGCTTTACAGGCAACGATGTAATTGTTGCAGGAAACCTCACTGTAACAGGCACCCAGACAATTGTCAACTCAACTACTGTTGAGATTGGAGATAATATCATCGTACTAAACGCAGCAGGTGTTGCAGCAGACGGCGGTATCGTAGTAAGAGACGCATTAGGAGCACAGCTACTTTCAGGTTCATTGCTCTGGAATGCAACAGACGACTACTGGTATGCAGGTCTTAGCGGATCTACTCAATACAGGTTAACTACCTACGATAACGCCTCTCCTGCTGCCAACAGCATTCAGAAAGTAGACAGTAACAAAAGATTAGTAGCATCAATCATTACCGACAACGGCAGTACTGTAACTGTAGCAGGTACTGTTAGCGGTAGCGTCGTAAATGCTGCAACAGGTATTACAGCAGTAGGACTTCAAGGAGTAATCGATACATCTTCTAGAGTAATTTTTAGAGACGGATCAAACAGATTAGGAGCTCTCGCCAATACAGACTCAGCTGTTGAAGTATCAACACTAGTCGGATACAAAGCAGACGGAACATTTGTAGCAACTTCGGTAATCGACGGAGGAACGTTCTAAAAGACTCATATATAGATTAGGAGCCGGCAACAGCCGGCTTTCCTATTTATAATAGTCTACATAGACATTTTCCGGTTTATACCTTAAAAAAGTTCCATACATATGGCCCAACAAATCAAACTCAAAAGGTCGGCGATAGCCGGTAAAGTACCTTCAACAGGCTCGTTATCCACAGGAGAGCTTGCAATTAATACTGTTGACGGTAAAGTATACTTTAAGCGAGATGATGATACTATTCAAACTATCGTCACTACTAATGCTGTAATAACGGGTAGCTTAAATATCAACGGGCCAGTAACAGCTTCATTTTTTAAAGGTAACGGAAGTGCAATCACAGGAGTAGTTTCTTCTTCCTATACGGCAACAGCATCATACGTAAACCCTCTAGATCAGACAGTACAGGTAACAGGAGGAATAAGTGCTTCTCAAGACAGTTACTTTAACTTAATTAAGATCGGCAGACCTGCCAATCAGTCTGCAGGCAACCTAACCAGTCTTGCAATCGGACACCAGACACTTGGGAGTAATGCAATGCCAAACCCAGGAAGTATTGCTATCGGCTACCAGGCTCTACGTAACAGCACTGCAGGATACTTGAATGTTGCTGTAGGTAACAACGCTTTAGACTCCTTAACATCCGGTAGCAGTAATACCGCTGTAGGTCATACTGCTCTAGGAGGATTAGATAATATAGGTGCCTCTGAATTTAATGCCTGGAATAGTGCTCTAGGCCGCCATAGTCTACAGACCCTTAATATGGGTGGATATAATGCAGGATTAGGAGCCTATGCAGGCTACTACCTGTACTCTGGGAGTAATAACGTACTGCTAGGATATCGAGCAGGCGGTACCGCTCAATACTCTTCTGATAGCGTCTTTATCGGAACAGGAGCAGGACCTATCGGAGGACTTGTTACTGTATCTAACAAACTCTACATACACAACACAGGCAGTAACCAGCCTCTACTTTACGGTGAGTTTGACAATCAGCTTTTAAAAGTCTACGGAGATTTGCATGTATCTGAGAGCTTAACAGTAACCGGTAGCTTAAATACTAATGGTTCGATCACAGGTTCAGATGTTAGAATTGACCAATGGGGGTCAGTATCAGCTTCTCTATCCAGTGTAAGCTCTCAAGCAGCCGTAGTACCGACTTTACAACAAGTCACCACTCAAGGAAATACTACAACCACCTCTATTACTGCAGCATCGTTTACAGGTTCGTTGTTCGGTACAGCATCGCTTGCTTTAAATGCACTTTCATCATCCTACGCACTTTCAGCATCTTATGCTCTTACAGCATCCCATGCTGCGAACCTAACCATCTCAGGAAGCATAGCCAATGTAAACTATATTGACTTTAATACAGGATCCGCAACCCCTGCTTGGAAATCAGGTAGAGTATTTTGGGATAACACAGATGGAGCTTTATCAGTTTATAATGCTGAAGCAGATATTACATTACAAGTAGGACAGGAAAACTGGACAAGAGTTTTTAATGCCAGCGGGGTATTAATACAAGATGGTACTCCAGTAAGACTTGTAGGATCTCACGGAGACGTTCCTGAAATACAGCTAGCACAAGCTATTGCAGTATCAGGAAGTGTAGAAACAAGTAATCAAATACTAGGTCTTGCTACTCATGATATTGAGATAAACACTATAGGATATGTCACCACTGAGGGACTTGTTAAAGGATTAAATACAAATGCGTTTAGCGATGGGGATAGGTTATTTGTATCATCATCAGCAGGTAAACTTACCAAAGTAGCTCCTCCGGCTCCTTATGAGGTAATCCCAGTAGGAATTGTTGTTAAAGCGGGCCCCGGTGGAAGTGGTATTATATACGTAACTACAGAACAACCAAAAGACTTTGCAGACCTAAGCTCAGTTAGAGTAGAGGGAGCGTATACTCACGGAGACCTGCTAATCTACAGCGGAAGTGGAACCGGAGGGGTATGGCGTCACACCCGTAATCTGATTGGAGCCTACCAACTCACCGGTAGCTTAGGGATAAATGGAACCCTAACAGGAAACCTTACCGGCAATGCTTCTACAGCCACCACTGCATCTTATGCCTTAAAAGCCGAGTCAGTAGGGCAGCTAAATCAGAACGTAGTAATAAACGGGAATCTTCAAGTATTCGGAACTTCGTCACTTACCTACGTAACCTCCTCACAGTTAAACGTCGCAGCCTCGTTCATTTCTGTAAACATATTTGAACCTGCAGAAAGATTCGGAGGATTAAAAGTATACGATTCAGGATCTCTATCCCACCAGGCTACAGCATCTCTTGCTTGGGACTCACTGCACAACCACTGGGTATATCAGAATGTAAGCGGGTCTACGTATACCGGAGGTATGCTACTAGCTGGCCCCAGAAACACAGGATCACTAGGTGATGAACCTAACCTTACAAAATGGTTTGTCCCAAGGTCTGATGGCGGAGATCACTTAAACGATTCTCAAATCTTTACAAGCGGATCTACAACCATTATTACGGGTTCACTAACCACTACCGGAAAAGTAAACATTAATACGGTGGATAACTTCGGTTCAGATCCGGATAAGTTCCTAGCACTTACGGGTGCAGAAGTAGTCTACAGAACTGGTGCACAGCTACTCTCTGATATCGGAGGTCAAACCGCCGGTACATTTGTACAGAATGCCGGCAGTGGAGGTGTAGCTCGTTACATCATGCGCTATGAAGATTCAAACAGTGCAACTACTTCTTCGATTTATGAAGATACTTCCGGCAATATAGGTATCAAAAAGATTACTCCGTCAGCAGCTATAGATGTTAATGGAAGTGCAATAGTTTCAGGCTCATTAACCATTCAAGGTACTACAGCAGTTGTACAGCAAGGCATTCTAGTAAGCGGAACTACTTCACTCACCGTTACATCTATCAGCACAGGTTCTTACGAAGGAGCATTCCTGGACTATGTAATCGCTAGCGGGAGTAACAAACGTGCAGGTACTTTAGCTACAGTCTGGACTCCTTTAGACATTGAATGGAATGATGTATCTACCTTAGACCTAGGAAGTACTGTAGGTGCAGAATTTACTCCGACTCTTGCCGGATCTAACGCAAATCTGATATTAGCAGTACCGGCCGGCACCTGGACAGTAAAAGGACACCTAAGATATATGTAACCTATTTATTAGTATAATTTTCTAATACCGTCCTTTGGAAAGTGAAAAAGGATCAAAACTATGGCAGATAAAAAGTTTGTTGCCCGTAACGGGTTTGTGTCCAAAGGGGACTCAAGCGTAACAGGTAGTTTTGCTGTTACTGGAAGTATTGCAGTAACACAAGTTACTACCGATAATGCGCTAACAGACTTTATTGTACTTGCCGCGGACGGTACGCTAAAGAAAAGAACTTCAGGTGCTCAAGGTATACAGGGTACTCAGGGTATAACCGGAACTCAAGGTACAACCGGAACTCAAGGTATTCAAGGCATCACCGGAACTCAAGGAATTCAAGGTATCACCGGAACTCAAGGAACCACTGGAACTCAAGGTATCCAAGGTATTACAGGAACCCAAGGCACACAAGGTACAACCGGTAATCAAGGCATTCAAGGTATTACAGGCACTCAAGGTACAACCGGAACTCAAGGTACTAATGGTACTCAAGGTATACAGGGTATCACTGGAGCTCAAGGTACAACCGGAACACAAGGTACTCAAGGTACTAACGGTACTCAGGGTATACAAGGTATCACCGGAGCTCAAGGCGTACAAGGCACCACCGGAACTCAAGGTACTGATGGTACTCAGGGTATACAAGGTATCACTGGAGCTCAAGGTATCACCGGAACTCAAGGTACTCAAGGCACAACCGGTAATCAAGGTATTCAAGGAATAACCGGCACCCAGGGTACTACAGGTACCCAAGGAATTCAAGGCATTACCGGCACCCAGGGTACTACAGGTACCCAAGGAATTCAAGGCATTACCGGCACCCAGGGTACTACAGGTACCCAAGGAATTCAAGGCATCCAAGGCGTTACCGGAACACAAGGCATTCAAGGTACAACTGGTACTCAAGGCATCCAAGGCGTTACCGGAACACAGGGCGTACAAGGTACAACTGGTACTCAAGGCATCCAAGGCGTTACCGGAACACAGGGCGTACAAGGTGTTCAAGGACCAGGATTTTCAACGGTATCTTCTGCTGCAAATAACAGGGTACTAACTTCGGACGGTTCATCAAATTCAGCTGTAGCAGAGGCTAACATGACCTTTGACGGTTCAACCTTAACTGTAACCGGTGATGTATCGGTAGACGGTAAGGTAACTGCAAGAGAATTTCATACTCAGTTTGTATCAGCTTCTATCATTTACAGATCCGGTTCAACTAAGTTCGGTGATGATGTAACAGATACTCATAAGTTTACCGGCAGTATGTTTATTTCTGCCTCTGGAGAAGGGTTGATTTTAAGGTCAGCCAATGCAACCGGAGGAACAGTATTTGCTATTGATGGAGGTTCCGGTAGACTGTTTGAAATTACAGATGATCTAACAGGAGACATCTTTACAGTATCTGATATCTCAGGTACTCCATTCCTAAACATTGACGCAAGCGGTAATATTGAAGCAGGTATTTCCGGATCATCTAACACAATCTCAGGTAGTGTAAAACTCCAAACCCCTGAAGTAGATAATGCTTTAACAGATTTCTTAGTAAGAGCATCGGACGGTACTCTAAAAACTAGAACTTCAGGAGCACAGGGTGTTCAAGGAACACAGGGTGTACAGGGTACTACCGGTACTCAGGGTATACAAGGCATTACAGGTGGTCAAGGTATTCAAGGAACAACCGGTACAGCAACTCAAGGTATTCAAGGTATCACCGGTACTCAAGGAATTCAAGGTACCACCGGCACAGCTACTCAAGGTATTCAAGGTACAACAGGTACTGCTACTCAAGGTATTCAAGGTGTACAAGGTACAACAGGTACTGCTACTCAAGGTATTCAAGGTGTACAAGGTACAACAGGTACTGCTACTCAAGGTATTCAAGGTGTAC